CCGACCTACGACGTGGGGGCGATCGGCAAGGGGCCCAAGCTGATCGGCCGGCTGAAGAAGGGCATGCTGACCTCGTACGGGTACCACCCGGTCGAGGCCAAGACGAACCGCTACAAGGCGCTGAGCAAGGCGATCAGCAAGGGTAAGGAGGCTCCCCTGTCCGTCTTTCGCCGTCTTCAGGCCATCGGGACCCTGACCAAGCGCACCCTGCCCCGCGCGTCCCGCATCTACAAGGCTGACGCCAAGTGGGTCCGTGACAAGTACGCATCCGGGTTCAAAAGTAAATCTCGCTAAACTATAAAATGGCTATGATTCCAGGCGGCCTTGCCGCCCAACCAGGCTCTGGTGCGATGATGGTGGGTCAGGCGGCCCGCGGTTTTGGTGGCGCCATGTGGCACGCTCTCCGCGCCGGCGCGGTAGCTGCTCCCGCCCCCGTGACCATCCAGATGCCCACGGGCGGCATGAATGCGGCGAGCGCGGCAGCCATGACGGCCATCGCGGCCCAGTTTTCCGCCGAGACGGCCGCGTTTATTCAGCGCGTGGCCCCTTACGTCAAGGGTTCGTTCTACGGTTTTGCGATTATCCTTTGCCTCGTCATCATCGAGAAGGTTTATAGCGGTCCCGTCGGTGCGCTGCTGATGTCGGCCGCCAAGGGGCTCATGGTCGTCCTGCGCGCGGGTGCGCCGGTCGCACGTGCCGGTACCGTCAAGTTTGTCAAGGCGGTCGGCCGTCTGCTCAAGGCTCTGTACGCCCTGCCCGCCCACATCCGCGACGCCATCCTCGAGCGCGTGGCCGCTGTCCAGACCTGGGCCCATCGCAAGATTCGCACGGTCCGCGAGGGCCTTGCTGTCGTCCACGGCTACGTCAGATCGAGCCGCAATGCGGTGGTCGGCACAATGCGCCGATCCCTGGCCCGCGTCAGAGCGGCGGGTGCCCGTGTCCGTACGACCGTCGGTGGCTTCCGCCAGCGCCTCAAGGCCAAAGCCAAGGCCAAGGAGAATGCGGCCACCATGGCCCGCAACCAGAAGATCCGCGCGAACCTCGCGGGCATCAACCAGCGCGTCACGGCCAACGAGGAGCGCCGGATCCAAGCCCTGATCAACAAGGTCAAGCGGTCTTCGGCCCCTCTGACCGGCCGGGAAAAGCGCGAATACCTCAAACTCACACGCCGCGAAGAAAAGGCGGCCATGATGAACGTCAACAGCGCCGCCCGCGCCCTCACGTCCCTCCGCGGTCGCCGGAGTCACTAAGGGTCACACTGTTCGAATCCACTGCCAGCGTAGCTCTTGGCATATCCCTCTCCAAATTTCATCCTGTTTGTAAAGTTTCTCTTTTGACTTGAGGAGCGGGAAGCACGGCAGGTAGTCGTCCTCGCCGAGCAACTCACAGAATTTGTACAGGGTGTAGGAATAGCTTAAAAAGTTTTTACGGTCCTTTGGCCGATGTTTCTCAAATGGTTTCTGTATCTGATGGAACATGAGTCGTAGCCGGTCTTCAAGTGCCTGACTCATTGTAGGGGGCTGAATCCCGTTGAGAATCGTCGTGATGTAGGGCACGTGCTCGTAGTATTTTGACTTGTCCAGCTTCTTGAGCAGCGCCTTGACCTTTTCATGAGTAATTTCAGAAAGTTCTTTAATTTTTTGTTTTCTAAATTCTGCTCGTAGTTGATCGATAACATCGGGTGGTACGCTCGTCGACTCCTTGGCCTGGAACTGGCTGACCCACTCGTTGAAGTGGTTCTCGCGTTTGTACGAGTAGACGATGTTCTTCTCCATCTCCTGCTCCTCCTTGAACCCAATCTCCTCACCCTGCACGTACTCGACGTAGCCACACTCCACACACGAGTCCTCGCTCTGCGCCTCGTCAAAATTGAATGAAAAGTTGGCCCCGCAGTTCGGGCAGGGCTTCCGCCACTTGTCGACGGTCCTGGCCGAACCGTACACCTCCTCGATCTCAGCCAGATAGGCCTGGTAGATGTCCTGACGCTGCACCCCCTTGCGCGACGAAATCTTGATATTGGCCACGGTCCGCGTGCTCGTCTCCGCCGTCGACTCTTGATGATACTCCTTTATAAAGGGTGACGTCCGTGCCATATATTCGAACATCTCGCTCTCGATGGCCGGTACGTCCCGTGGGTCAGCCGCCGCAATAAGATCCTGAAACTCACGCACCTTTTCATTGAAACGCGCCTCCATCACTAGGAATAATTCCTCGGAAACTTTTATATATGGACATAGTCTACTTCTTTTGGCCCAAAAATTTCAAAATTTTAAACATCTACGAGGTCCAAGATCGAACCCTGACCGAGGTTGGCGCCCCGCCCCCCGTCGGCGTCACGCGGGTCACACGGTACCGGCTCGGCGGCCGGGTCCACACGTGCCTCGGGACGTCCTGGCCACCCACGGGTCACACAATGCGCTTACCAATCGCGAAAGCCTGGGTCGAGTCAACAGGCCGTGACGTCACAGACGACATGAAAAGACTCGAGGGGCCCTCGTGGCTGGTGGGTTCTCACTGGGTCCCTCTACTCCCCAGGGTCACGTTCTCATGTGGTCTTGGATCTCACGGAATTAATTTTAATGTAAAAGTTTTTAAAAGATTTCTTCTGAAGGATGAGGGTTCGATCAGGATCGATTTCAGTCCATTTTTGGAGCGAGGTAAAACTTGACATCTCCGAGGTTGGCGATGCCGTACCGGAACACGATGGGCATCTGATCGTCGCTCGAGTCCTGCATGAGTTGGACGCTCGAGCACAGCCCCGTCGCCTTCGTGAATAGGTTGATGTACTTGAGGTTGTACGTGGCGCTCGTCCGCGTCTTCACCTCGTCCCCAAACTCGAGGATCGTCTCCTGATCCGCAAAGTCCCCACGGCACGCCAACTCGAGCTTCGTCCCGTGCCGTGTGATCGTCATGTCGTTCGCCAAGTTGCCCATGTCGCGCGCGACCCTCTGAAAGTCTATGCTCGGCATGGTCGTGATTACGTCCATGCAAATGTCCGGGACCTCGAGGATATCCTCGTTAATGTCCAAGAGCTTCAACTTGAAATTCGTCTTGGACTTTTTGGCCGCATTCTCAATCACGCACTCGAGAGAGTCCGTGTCCCTGATGGTCATCGTCAGCGTGTCCGACGGGCCGACCGACTTGAGCAACTTGTACGTGTTGGCCATGTTCAGACCGGCCGCAAACTCCGCCGGACACGTGTACTCTTCAAAGTTCTCGGCGGCCAAAAGCATGTGGACAAGCGTCACACGGGCCGTATCCAGTGTCAGGACCTTCACCCCAGCGGGTGTAAAGTAAACATTCACGTCGTTTATGATATCCTTGAGAACTTCAAAAATACCTTTAATAGCCGAGGCCTGAATAGTCTTCAGGTGCATCCTTGCCTTTTTACTTGTCCGCACTCTTTAGTTGATAAGCCTCCTTTGGATCTTTGTTAATCTTCTCTTTGAGTTCGGCGGTCAGCATGGGTTGCATCGAAGTTCCGTACGCATCCAGGCTGAACATGTCCGGGCCGCCCTCGTCCCCGTCGAGCGTGGCACAGAACACCCCCGCACCATCCCACATCTCAATCTCCTGGGGAATCATAGACTCGAGCCAATTCTTAACCTCGGCCCCCACGAGAATCTGGCCACTGGACGTGATGAGCGTCGGCACGCGCGTCACCTTCTCCGTCTTGGGCCGCCCCTGCGTGGTGACGTTGTGGAATCGAAGCATCTGCCCGAGACTCGGGTGCTCCTTGACGAGGCTCAAGACATCCATGCAGTACTGACATTTGTCACTGAAGACCAACAGGGCCATCCTATTAAGTCGCTCTTCTTTTCTTCATTTTTTTTGGACGCATCAAGTAAATGAAGGCTGACATTGTGATACTCGGATCGGTCGCCGCCATCCTCGGAATCCTGTTCCTGAACTCGTCCTCGGTCGCGGGTTTTGCCGAGCCCGTCACGCCACAGGTTCCCCCGAACGTCATCCAGGTTATCATCGAGGCCCTGCAGCGCCAGGAGCCCTGGCTGCAGCCCGTCGAGACCATCTACGTGACCCCCAAGTCCGGTGCCCAGAGCGGTATCAC